TTTTAATGTCTCCATCCTCTGTCCTCTCTGCATACTTTTCCAGAAAGTCCAGTGTCCTCTGGATAGACACCAGAGGGATATTATATGTAATTCCATCAATGATAAGTCCTTGCGTATACTTATGTACCATATTATCCCTCCGCTATCCCAAGTCTTATTTCTTCGTCCTGTAAATACGGCAGATTGATTCTTGCGAACTCTTTACCATCCACCGCCAGTACTACTGTCTTAGCAACGCTGTAGTCCGGCATTTTGCTTGCAAGCTTCGATGCGAGGTCGTCCATCCATCCGGTGTTATTTTCAATTGGCAGAACAGCTTCTCTGCCAGCTTCTCCGATCTCTGCAAGTGTCCTTCCGGTTGTGATGCCGCCATTGGCAAGTCGTGGCAGATTTACAGTAGGAATTGTAGGTATGCTCGGATGCCAAGAGCCACCACCCAGCCAATCAGGCATGTCAAAACCTATGCTATTAAAGCCAGAAATCAATGAATTGATGCCATTAATGACATGGTTCACCATATTTTCAAACATCTGGATAACACTATTCACAAAATCTTTTACCGATTTTTCTGTCTGGCGTAATGCTTTATCTGTGTCTTTCGTAAGTAATGCATGAATTGCGGCAAATACAAGTTTTACCCCTGCCAATAAAAAATTGATCAGATCTAAAATAAAATCGACGCTGTCTTTTATATTCTGACTCAGGTTTTCAATAATCGGCAGAATTACCGGAAGCACATTTTCAATTATCCATTCGATAATTGGTTGTAAAATATTTGTCCATAAATCGTTCAGTATGTCTATCACAATGCCTATTATTTCGATAATATTATCAAACACAGGCTTTAAATGATTTTCATAGGTATCCTCAAACATCAACGCCAGATTCTCTAAAATAGGCTGCACATAAGTGTTCCAAAATTCAAGAAATTTTGCTATTAATTCTGACATTCCATTTTTTACATTCATGATAAACGGATGAATATGTTCATCGTACAATTCTGTGATTTTATCGGTCACATGCTGCACGCCGTCTGATATAGTCGTTGTCAAATCAGAAATCACAACAAGAAGTCCATCCAGCGCATCTTTTAAAGCATCCTGATTCTCTACAAAAGGTGTCACGATACAGTCAATGACATCTCTTGAAAATTTTGCCGCATTCTCCGTAACCATCATGAATGCATCCGAAAAAATCTGAATCAAGTTTGCTGTGATCTGCTGTCCATTTTCATCTCCGAATACTGAAAATACATTTGCGAATGCATCTGCCCCCTGTGATGCCAACACTGAAATATCAGATGCTATATCAAACATGTCGATAATATAATTTTTTATATTTTCAGAATTACTTTCAAGATAAATAGATATCCCACCAAGAAGATTTTCTGCTATGGTAGCACCTATGCTCACTACAGATGCCGAAATGCTTCCAAGTGACCTTGAAAAAGTCATAGCAAAATTATCAACAGATGCAGAAACTTCACTATCTGAAAAAATATTTAAAAATGAATTCTTTATGCTTTCTATACTGGATTTAATATTATCAAATTGTAAAGAAACATCTAAATTGCTCCAGGTTTCATCCCATCCATTTTTTATAGAAACTTTTAATTTTTTTAAATAATCTATAAATGGCTGGATTTTATCTGATAATTCTTTTCCAGTAGGGACTTCTTCATATAAATCAGATCCGCCACTACCAGATCCACCACTACCGCTCCCAGAATCATTTTTCTGCAATACATTCAAGTCATCAAAAGCCGCCAATGCTCCAGCTGCTTTTTTGGCAGAACCGGCTGTTTTATCAAGAGATGCCGCATAGTCTACCTGCTGCTTTTTTGCTTTTGTCCAAGTGCTTTTTCCGCTTATAGCCGCAATAAATCTATTCATAGCATTAATGGCATTTGTAAGCCATGTGCATAAGGTTACGATTGCCGGTGTTAATGCAGATATGATAGGCGCTGTCAATGCTCCAATAGAATTTTTCAATGTAGCCGAAGCACTTGCCATTTCAGACATTTTTCCATTAAATTCAGAAGAATACTTCGCCATGTTCTGTATACCTTCTGTAGATGTCTTGGATATGGTCTGAGATACTTTCATAACCGCACCGAATATTGCAAAACTAACTACTGTCTGCTTTATATGTTTCGCCATGTCAGATATTAAGCCAGAGGATTTTTTTGCTGATTTTCCTACTTTTTCAATGTCTTTCGCACCAGCACCAATAGTTTTCTCATTAGCAGCTGTTTCTCTCATCTTCTGATTAAGAACTTCCTGTTTGCTCTGTACATCAAGAAGCTTTTCAGATACTTTGCTATATTCCTCTGTAGTTGTAGGATCTATAAAAGCAGTTCCGGAAGATTCCATTGCGGCAAGCTCGCCTTTTGCATATTTAATTGAGTTTGTTAATTCCTCAACGTCGTATTGCATTCTTTTGAAGGTTGTGCTTTTACTGCTTCCACCTGTTTCTAAGAATTTATCCATTCTGGCAAGAAGTTTATCAAGAGAAGCAGTATCTTTTTCTATCTGCATCTGCACAGCCTTATATTCCTCTGTTGGAATCTTCTGACTTGCCAGATCTTTCAGGGCCTTGGATAACTTATCAGCTTCTCTTGCAAGCTTCTGAAACTGTGATTCCATCTGCATAAGCTTACTTGATGCTTCTCCATTTTCAATCAACGTTTTTATTCTGATTTCGCCATCATATTCAGCCATGCTAAAGTCCTCATTTCTTAAACTGTTTCAATGCTTCCTGTTCTGTTTCTTTCTGCTTTCTTATTTCTTCCATCATACGATCGTAATCGTCTATCTTTTCTTTTTCTTCGCTGGTATACTCTTTTTCTGGCTGTTCCAAAGCATATCTATTCTGTGCGTTTCTGATTGCATCTTTTTCCTTGGAACTCATGTTCTTTTCAATCTTCTTCTGTCGGATCTCAATTACCTCCATGAGAGAAGATAATCTTCTTGGCATATTCCAGATCAAGCCATTAAATTTCCACCAGTGCATATCTGCTACGGACAAATCAATACCGTATATCTGCAAAAAATCTGCATATATTCTCCATTGATCTACATCATAGTCAATAAAACGCTTTGTATTTTTGCTACTGCCGGTATTGTCGTGATACCATCCGTTTAAATACCAGGAAATACATTCATTTAACTCATGGTGCTGTGGATGGTCTCTAAGTTCTCCGTATTCATCAGAGAACATAAGATAAAGAATAGAAGTTGTTTTCTCGTACTCATTCATTTCTTTGTCATATTGCAAAATATAAATCTGCATACCTATGCGGAAATCGGTATTTACTTTGTATCCGTTCCATTCAGTAGGCAAATTGTCAAGCATGACATTGTTCATTATTTTGCCCCACGTCTTCTTACATTGTATCTGTTCTGCACCTGTTCAAAACGTTTATTGAAAAGCTTATTCATAACAGGGATAACCTGCTCTACAAACTCCACGATTGCAAGTTCATCCGGGACAATATCTCCGTAAATCTGTTTCATGGCATCTTCGCCAAACAACCCATCTATACTTTCCGTAATCTGCTTAAGATATTTCACACGAATGCTGTTAAGCTCTAATGCTGCATCCACATTATCATCCACATTCATATCGTCTTTGTGGTTCTTTCTCCATTCGGCTGCTTCTTTTTCACAGTTTTGAGATATATTATTTAATTTATCAATTACACCTGCAAACTTCTTAGCTGTGTCTGCATTCGCTGTATCTACTGTTATAACTGTAATAAGATCTCCGTCTTCGTCTTTTATTGCAATTTTTTTTATGCCACTGCTTAATTTAATTTCTTCCATTTTTAACATCCTTTCCTAATGTGGGACACCAAGGAAAGGTAGGCATCCCACATATGCTAATTTTTAATTAACACCTATGAAACTGGGTAATCTTCATCCAAAGCCAAAGCGCTTACTTTAGGCGCCCATGTGAACGATCCATCACCAGCAATAGTGATTGTTCCCTGTTCTACATCTCCATTTCCATTAATCTGGATTGTAGACTTTAAAATATCACCACCTGATCCACCAGTGCTTGATGCACATACAGTTACTGGGACACGGATACAATCTCCGGATCCGCTTGTAATATCAACTTTATAGTAGCGATAATAATATGTCTCGCACTGATCTCCTGTTGGAAGATTTTTAAAAATATTATTAAACACTTTCTGCATTTCATCTGACAAATGTTCTCTTTCCGGGGACATTGAAAATGCATACCCTTTTACAGAGTTGCTTGCATTTTTCATGTTTACGTACTGTGTGCTTTCTGTGTTAGGTCCCCAGTCTTCTGTAAGCTCTGTGAAACCGTCACCCATTTCAACAAGCTTTTCAGTTGATCCACCCATAAGGCTTCCAATATCCAAAAGCGAGATCATGTTAGTTCTGTCTTTTGCCATGAGTATTCCTCCTATTTTTTATAAAAATATTTAAGCTGCATATTAATTGCTAATTCTGTTGTTTTCCCATCTGCTGTACCGCAAAATACATCCGATGTGCGGTTGATTTGTTCTACAACAAAATTTTTATCTTTTAATGTAAATTCTCCACTTTCAAGGAACTTTGCAATATTTTCAAGCAGATTGCTTGCTGCAATATTATCCTTGTTTGTTGTTGGATTGCTTTTGTATACGATCTGGAACGTCATTTGTCCGACATAAGAACCGCTGACATATTTTTTCAAATAAACAGGATCCTGCGCCGGAAAAACTCCAATAGACTGAGTATCTTTTATGCTGTTCCATAAGATTGTTGAATTTGATGGTTTGAACCCTGATGGGAAATTCGGATAACTATTTATCATATCAAGGATAGCTCTTTGTGCCGTTTCTGCATCTGATACAAGCATTATTTTTGTCTTTTCATCCAAATCATTTACCTCCAATCTCAAACCTTGGTATAAGGCTGTAAACACCGATAGTATTCACTTTGTAGCAATTCCCTTTTTCATTTACCATGTACTGGAAGAATTTACCCGGATAATCGTCTGAATTAATTAATCCAACCGGCAATTCCCTATCAATGAGAAGTTCATCTTTTTTTGCAATCACTACGAAGTCAAAATCATTACTTCTTAAAGTGAAATGCTTTAGCTTTTCTTCTTCGCTCATGTTCTCCCAGTCTGGTGGATTAGCATAATTCAATGTGCCATCATTCGGGATTTTTACAAGAAAACTATCTGCATCTTTCATTCCAGATTTGTTTATGTTCTCTGCCTGTGTAAGCTCGATTCTTACATTTTCAAATAGAGTACCGAAATAATATTCAGTTTCTAAAGTGTCGTTGTAATGCCTGTTATATAAAACCACGGCATCTTTATATCCGATTCCCATAAGCTAAACTCCCATGTACAAAAGGTTTTCATGCCTTGAATCAACCATTCCGGTTAGGTAATTTGATGCAATATCGTAGCACTTACTATTAAGTGCCATTTCTGATTTTGCAATCTCTACCAATGTCGAAGAAGATGCTCCGGCATCATAAGATACTGATTCACTTCCAGAAGTCATGCTCTTAATCATTTTCCCTTTTACAGTTCCGTCCGCATTTGCAATAACACCAAAGTTATTAACTGCCGCGGAGTACTCAGATACATTCTTTAGCAATTCAGCTATTTCGCAGGTACAATCTTTGATATTATCCCACCATGCATCTTCTGATTCTGGCTGAGAATAAAACAAAATCCTGTTTGATGTGATCGCATTGATTCTTCTTTCTGCTTTTCTTTCATATGGAGCAAAGTCTTTTTCGTTTTCAAACAAACTTCCACCATATTTCGTTTGGTAATATTCAAAATCTACATATGACATTGCTCCACACTCCTTATTGCTGTGATAAGATTTCGCTGATAATATCAGCTTTCTTTGTTGCGGTCAGTGAATACCCTTTACTCTCTGCCAGTGCCTTAATTTCTGCAACTGTAAGAGAGTTTAAGTATTCTTCCGTGAGTTCCCCACTAGCATTTACCGCCTGTGTAGTGGGAACTATTCCCCCGGTGTGATCGAAACGTTAGCTACTGCATCAATGTACTCTGCAAAAAGTACAAATCCTAACAGTGCATAAGTTACGCTGGTTGCACGATCGTAATCGCCTTTTACCTTAAATCCGATAAGATTTGTTTCTCCGCTGACAGTGTAAGAAAGACCGGCTTTCTCAAAATCTCCGTCAGATGGATCTACATAATAAGCAACGATGTTGTTTACAGGTGTTGCCAGAATTTTTCCTGCTGGGATTTCGTTGTCAGAGCAAAGGAACATAATGTCTGCTCCGAGGAATCCCTTGATATAGGTAAGTCCAAAGGCTGTCTGCAAAGTAATGTTTGAATCTCCAAGATAATCATAGAAATCCATGATATTTGCAAACACTGCAACTCCTGTAGCAGTTTTGTGCATTGACTTGAACTTATTCTTGACAGATCCAATAGCTTTAGCTACCGCCATCTGGAATGTTTTTGCAGTGTTTGTAAGTGTACCAGTTTTCAGATAGTTGTAGAATTTTGTTGTAATTCCATCCTGCAGGTCTGTCTGGAACTCTTCATCTGTCATTTCACAAGCTACTTCATATCCATGATCCTTGATAGCTTCGATAGAAACTTCTTTTGCATATTTTTCAAGAGTAATCTCTGAATAAGGTTTATCTTTTACCTCGTAATGTGTTCTTGGAATCACATCACCTTCTGCTACAGTCCCACTCTCTAACGTTCCTTCTGCATATTTGCTTTTAAGAATAGTTCCGGGCTGTTTTCTAATTGCTCTTGAAATTCCGAGAATTTCTCTTAAAGCTTCCCAGTTTCTTTCAAAAGATGTAACAAAATCAATTTCCCTTGCCTTTACATCAATGTCTCCTGTTGTAATCAGTCCTGCGTTTGCTGCAAAGAACTGCAAATTTGTGTTCATCGTTAATCTGTTTTTGTTCATATAAAACTCCTTTACTGTTGGAATAAAGAAATGTTTTCGGCAATTGCTTTCTGACGTTCTGATCTATCTTTGATAGATAAAATGCTCTCTCTTGTTGCATGCTTATCACCACCGGGATCATTTTCATTCGGCTTTGTAAAACGCGCCGGCGGAGTCTGCTTATTTACAAATGCATTTGCATCTGTCTTTTTAGCTTCCTCAATAAGATCACTGAACCCTATCAGCTTTCCATTTCTCACGCTTACGCCTTTGGAAATGTCTTCCATAATGGCTTTCTTTGCAGATTCAGAAGTAAACTCAATTTCCGCAAATGCTTCTTTCAAAAGCTCATTCTTCTCATGCTCTGCGATTTTGGCTTCGTAATCTTTTTTGGAATCCTCTGCCTGTCTCTTCCAGTCATCACGCTCTCTTAAAATGTCTTCCGGACTTTTTCCATCCAACCCTTCAAGCATTCTCTCTGCTGATTCTGCCCTGGTTTTCCACTGTTCGGATTCTGATGAAGCTTTTTTAACTTTGTCTTCCATTTCTTCTTTGGAATACAGCTCTTCACCCATACTCTTTTTAAGAGACTCTTTCTGTTCGTCTGAAACTTCAATTCCGAGTTTCTTTAATTCGTTTGCTACGTTTACCATGTTTCTACCTCTTTCTTTCCAAGTTGTTACTCCGGTCAGTCCGGCACGATTGAGTTGCTATTTACTCCATAGCTGGCAATTGGGAATGAAGGAATCGAACCCTCGACAACCCGGATATAAGCCGTGTCTTCTTCCACTGAATTAATTCCCAAAAATAAAAAAGCACGCCCAAAATAGGACGTGCCATGCATCATCCTATAACTATTCTAGGTTACCGAACAGAATCCATTTTTCTGTCCGGTACTTTTAATATTCTTTTCAATATATATTTTAACCTATTTTAAACAACTTTTTGTACCATTTTAAAAAGGGCAGATTGCTCCGCCCCTTTTTGCTATTTCCCACCGAAATACCTTCTAAGTACTTCTTTTTCTTCTTCCACAATGCAATCCTTTCTTAATCTGTTGCACTGGTCGTATATATGCTTTCCGTACTCTTCTAATTTGGCTATCATTGCATTTTTATTTTCCAATGTAGGATTTTTAATGTATTCTTTTTTAAGCCCTATATAGTCCTCATACTGCTTTATAACATCCATTTTCAATTACCCCATTCAAAATATCATCTGCTATACCAACGACTTCTTTTCCATAAAGAGACAGAAAATCCGCTACGATTTCCTCTACATTTATTGGAATGTGGCAGTCATATGAAAATGAAGCGCAGTGTACCAACTCATGAGATAGAACTTTCTCTAACAGGCTTCCGCTTAATGCATTTGACAAATAAACCGTTCGTTTGCTCCAATCTGTAACACCAAGTGTAATTGTTCCGTCTGAACGCATCAAGCATTCACTATTAGGATTTACATATAAAATATTCCATTCAACATCATTCATTTTAAACACTGCGCTCACCTCTTAGATTTTCTGTAACATCATCTGTAATTCATTTCTCCACATCTGCTTTTCTTCCGGTGCTGCATCTGATGTCATTTCAGTAATATCCATCTGCATATCTCGCAAGTAATCTTTTCTTGCTTTTGCACGCTCTTTTTTATCTTCCTCTGAATTTCCATGATGGTTTTCTCTGGTCTCCATATAAGTACGTCTGGAAATACCGGCTTTTCCCTCTCTGGAATCCCTCGGATATGAACTATCTCCCATCATTCCGGTATCTGTATACATCCTTTTCAGGTCTTTCTTATCCATGTCTCTCATGTGCTCTGCATCTTCGTAATCATCCGGGTACATGTGATAATATGGGGGTTCATCATATCCTCTTCGTTTTCCTCTGCCTTTCGGTGCAAATCTTCCATTAGCATAACGATACTGATCATAATATCTTCGGTCATCCCCATACTCTAAAAGCTTCTCCATGATATCTGCTTCGTCCGCTTCGTTCATTGCCTTAGTAATTGTGGCATGATACTCTGCTTCTGACAGATCCTTTATCATGTCGATCACTTCTCCCATTTCTTCTGTATTGACATTCTCAATCCCTTTTTCAATCTCACATAAGGATTTTTCAGCAAGGCATTCAAGCATTTTATGAATTCTTTCAATATGCATATACTAAGCCTCCCTTACTACAATTAAATTACTGTTCTGAACCTCGATAGTCTGTCCAGATGTATTCTGAACCGCTATTGTGCTGCAGCATCCACAAGGAACATCTACATAAACCTGTGCAGATACATTGAATAAGTTTTCTACTGCCGCAGGTGTCACGATCATTCTTGTAGACTGTAATGGCTCTCCGTCAATTGCGATTGCAAGAGAAATAGCTTCCACCGTTCCACCGGTTGGGATCTGGATATTTCCACTATAAGATACAAGAAATCTTGCTTTGCACTGGTTTGTGATTCCTCTTAATTTAACTACTCCGCTTCCCTGTCTGTGAACGATACATTTTGTTCCGCAAACCGGTGTCTCAGTAAATGCGACATCTTCTCCCTGCAGGACAGTCTGTAAAGCATTGGCTGTAAATTCTGACATAATATTTTCCTCTCTTTCAAAAATATAAGGGCAAACATTAAAGTCTGCCCTTTGTGTTTAAGTAATACTGCTATGCAGACATAATCTTGTCGATTAAGATACTTTAATTATTCAATTGTCTAACATCCGCATCCATTGTTACAACCGCATCCATACGGAATGTATGTGTTCGGGTTTGGCACCTGGTATGCTGGGATTGGTGATGGATTAACAGCGCTGATAATATGATTTGTCTGTGCTGTCATAGCGGTAGTCAGAAGTGCGTTCTGTCTATCCTGTGATGCTGCAAGTCTCAAATCATTATTTTCTGCCTGCAACGTTGCAATCTTATCCTGACATAAGTAGTCAAGTATCGCTCTTGTTCCGGCATTCTGGCTGTCGATAATATCTCTCGTGTTGTTGTTCATGGTGTTCTGTAATGCGCAAGTGTTCTGCGCCATGTTGAAGTTTACACCCTGAATAGCTTCACGAGTTTCGCAGCAACAATTTGCAAGCTGAGACTGAATAGCATTTGCATTCTGCATTCCTGCTACTGTGTCCGCATTAATTGCCTGCTGAATGGTGTTAAATCCTGTCAGCATTCCGTTGTTTACTGCATAAAAGCCATCACAAAGACCATTTGTAATGCCATCAAGCTTACTTATGACTGCCGAATTGTCAAATCCTCTCTGGATATCAGCCTGTGTAGCCGCAGTTGCGGTATAACCGCCACCACCATTACCACCGAATCCATAACCGCCCCATCCACCGAATAAGGCAAAGAGGATAATGAGAACCCACCAACCACCATCGCCCCATGCACCATCATTACGGTTTCCACCAGTAACGGCGGCAATGTCCGCTAAACTTGGAGATGAATTAAACATATGTGTTCCTCCTAATAAAATTTATTTATACATAATCTTGCAAGAATAGTATCAATGTTTAAAATGGCTCATGATTTCTTCCGGGTTTAGACCTTTTTCTTTGCACAAATTTCTGGCAAGCTGTTCCAACCCTTTACTGTCTCCACGGTTCATCATGTCGAATGTATTTTTCATGATCGGATTATTTGAAAATTGAGAGTTGCTCATCATTTGACTTAATATCATCTTAGGGTTTCCACCGCACTGGATCATCTGCATTAAATTCATTCAGAATCGCTCTCTTTCTTTGCTCTGGTAGTCCTCTGGGACTGAGTTATTTTAGCTTCTATTTGGTCTAATCGCTCCATTATCGGAGCAATCAATGTTACCGTGTCTTCTTTCGGTAATTCGTTTTGCTTTCCGTCTAACTGCGGTTTATATGTAACTGTCTGAATAAGACCATTAGCACCCCACGATTTTATATAAACTTCTGATCCATCTGCTTTCGGGAAAATGGCAAATGGTGCATTCATAGGAACGTCATTTGCTGTGACTTCCTCAACAGAATTAACCATTCTTCCACAAAGTCCGGCTTGTTGCGGCATGATCTGTTGTGGGAATTGCTGTTGCATCTGCTGTGGCTGTTGATATTGAGGATAAGAATACTGGTTATATCTCTGATACTCGTACATAATAAACCTCTCTTTCTATCTTTATTTTATTATTAACACCACAATTTAACCACCCCAGTAAAACCCCATTAAAAGGACACAAAAAAGACACCCTTAACGGATGCCTTTAATGAGGAGAAAGTTATGTGAAATGTTTTCCAGTTACCCTAAGAATTTTATGTTGCATTTTTACGTTGATACGTCCTGCTGTCTTCGTTGAAACATGCATAATTTCTGCACATTCTTCCAAAGACTTTTCTTTCTTCCGTAAATCAAAGAGCGTTTCTTCTGTCGGTGTGAAATCACACAATTCTTTTATATGCTCTTTTTCTTCTTTGGTAAAGCACGTAACAATGTTTTTCATTTGCTTTACCTCATTGGGGGAGTTTCCGGCTATAACGGTGAGTTGTTATCTCGCTTGAGTTCCACTACATTAATTAAAGAAAGGTGGATAACCAAATATGTATGGTTAACACGTTATTATAATAACATATTATTTCACTTTCGTTGTACCATTTTTTTCGATTTTATTTTTATAAGCCGTTGACCGTCCATTTGCAATCGAAGACTGTTTTTTACTAAATCCAGAAACCTTCGTTCTATCGCCTTGCAATTGAAGATCATTATTCTTACAGAATAATTGAAGCCTTTTATTCTGCATTCGCAGTTTATATGCCAGTTTATCATATTGAGGTTGCAAGATCTCTTTTACATCTGTTTCGGCAATCATATCAAGTTCCTGTTTCTTGGTCATAATTTCACGCTTTGTTTTACGAATTTCTCTTTCAAGGAATCTCTGCTTCTGCTGCAAATCATAAAGCTTCTGGCTTTCATCTGCATTTATATTCACATTTCCGTTTTCATCAAGGTACTTATTTACCATGTCTTTTCGCCACGGGCCATGTGAATGTCTGCAATTGTATCCGTGAAGTCCTAAGAGATTTACAACAGTTCCTGTTCCGGTTTTAGGGTCTATGGTATAACCTGTACTTTCAAGAAGATTCGGAAATCCTGGTTCACTGCCGATTATTTTATATGCCTTGCCTTGCCAGTGATCGTGAGATGGAATCCCTGTTGGATTCTTTTTATCATATCTGGCACCCGGATGTGCTGATACCAGAACATACTCTATTTTATTTTGCGCAATATAAATGTTCGTCACTTGTGCCGCAGTCTGATTCATAGATGTGACGATGCAACACCTCACTGCTGCTTCAAGAGAACGCTTCGTTCCAGTAGGGTATTCTACCATAACACCAGATTCTGCATATCTATCCAGAACTTCACAGACTGCACTGCTGTAAGACTGCATTCCAGATGCAACTCGATAATCAACTTCATTCAGCATATTGAGCAGGTCTTTCTGTGTCTGGTTAATGGTTGTCTTTGTCAAATTATCAAGTTCACCGGATGTCTTTATTAACTCTGCATTCATTGCCAGAATTGCCATGTTATTTTTTAGCGGAGATATAATATCAGATGCTGATATCTGCGTCAAGACTTCCTTATCATCTGAGAATGATGTCATAACACTATCCCTTAATAATCTTCGAACCTCATTTCTTGATTTTCCAGACATTTCAGATATTCTTTTTACAATCTCTGTGTTATGCAGTCCCATCTGTTGAAGTTTCCACAATTCTCGATCGGCAGTTCCTGACAATTCACCGGATTTTATCAATCGTGTTGCAATATCTGATATAATCCAATTTTCAAGATCTTGATACATTTCAACCAGTTTATCAGTTTTTCCGTAAAAATAATCCGGTTTAAGCATTATCCTTTTCCAACCTCTCTTTTAACAAGATCTATCCACTGCTTACCGTGATTTTCTTTTGCAGTTTCAAACCATCGTTTACCTGTTCCAGGTGTGTGATATTTTAATTCTGTTCCTGTCGGATACTTCTTTTCTCCACGGTTTGCCCATGATCTACCGTCCTCAGTTAAATATAGTTCGCCTACATACTGATAATGCGCATAGGGTGTATCTACTGTAATTAATCCGGGTTCTTTTATCTGCGTCTTATTTCTCAAATCGCCCTGCTGCATAGGTGTGTATTTTCTCATGTCATTTACAACCTGCTCGTCAAGAACATTCTGAGCATTTCTTAAATTTTCATCCATTCGCTTTGTATCAAGCTTAATATTAAAGCTTCCAATGACTTTATTATATTTTATATTAACGCATCCCTTTCTATTACTTATCTAAATAAAACTTAATTGTCTCTATCACAGTCTTTTCCTGCAACTTTACCTGAACCATCTCCGGCGGTTCAGGTTCCGGGATAATATATCCACCTTTTAAAATACCATTTTTAGAAAGCTTCGGTATTCCTTGAATTGTTTTACTCTTCTCCAAACAGACCACCACTGTTCCTTTCCGCATCTTCCTGCGCTCTCTCTGCAAACATGGCATCTACTTCATCATCATTAAATCCCTCATATTCTTTAAGGTATTTACGCTTAGAATAAATACCCTGTATCATTAAATTATAAGC